GTGCTGACGGTAGTCAATGGGATGCAAATTTCCCTTTGGCCATCGCCAGTGTTATATGTGCTTTTCGCAGCAATGCGAATACCGAGGATAGGGTTCGTAGGTACTATCAGATGATGTACAACGGTTTTACGAATGTCGGAGGAAATCTCTACAATTTAGTTGGGCAACCCTCGGGTCATTATAACACCTCAGTCGATAATAGTCTTGCAAACATGTGTCTCATGTCGTTGCATGCTTATAGGCTTGGATGGTCAATGGATGACTTCGTACAGAGGGTCCTCTTCTACTGTTGTGGAGACGACTTGATATGGGCTGATCGTAGTGGGTCGTTTGCGCCTGAGTTGCTTAGTCAGACGTATGCTTATGCTGGTGTTTACTTGGAGTTCGAAGACCTTTCACCGCGCAAAGCAAGTACTTTGACCTTTGTTGGTCAGAGGATTTGTAAGCGCATTCTTGGCGACGTTCCAGTTTGGATTACAGCGTTGAGAAAGGATCGTACTCTAGCAAGCACTTGCATTCGTAAACGTCGGACTACCGATCTTGAAGAGTTCGCTAAGTTGGCGTCGATTGTGCAGCTATCTTTTGGTGATGAAGAACTGTATAATATCGTTCACGGTGTTATGCAGAACTTTCTCACCGATTGTCTCTCCAGACGTACGTTGAGCCTCTCTGATCCTGAAGTTCTTGGACTTTTGCGGTCGGTTACGTTCCGTGCGTTATGTGATGCTCATCTCTCGTGGGAGGCGCCTTTTTCGCCTGTCAGACGGTGCGCTTAAATACTAGCCGTTTAAGAGAGATGCAAGCAATGCTTGCGAATCCGCAAGTGAGAGCGATAGCTATGAATGCTGCGAGGGGCGCTGTTCAAGCGCTCGGTCGCAGCCGGGCTAGGAGAGCCGGAAGGGGGAAATGGTATTTTGGAAGGCGTCTTGGCGTGCCGCCCCGTAGGGCGGCGCGTCGTGCAGGTGGACCCGGTACTACCGCTCTTTACGCTAGTACTTCCACTTCGCAGCCCGTCGCACGTTCCGCACGGGTTGCGACCAATCCAACAGCGCAGCGTTTTAACGCTAGCGGGGTGGACTGGTTGTGTGACGTTTCAAACACCACAACGTTGGATCCTTCTGTTTACAGCTACTCGGTCAACCCAGCGGAGCCGTCAAGCTTTCCTAGGTTGTCCAATATAGCAACACAGTACCAGCGTTATGAGTTCCAAAGTCTCCAGATCATGTACACACCTACGTGTGCTACATCTCAGAAAGGAACATTGTACGTGGCTCCAATACGTGATCCTACGGCGTCTCTGCCACAAACGGTGGTGGAGATGAGGGGGCTGTCTGGCTGTAAGAGTTGTGCGGTTCGTGACCCCATGACTATTACAATCGGCAGGGCGCAGTTGAGTTCCGCCTTAAACGGATTCTACTGTGAGGCGCCTGATGGCGTTGACCCCGAAGAGGACAATGCGCTGCGAACGTGCGGTCGTATTGCCCTTATGACGGATGGAGTCTTGAAGGATGATGGTGTCGTTGGCACTATCGTTCTTCGTTACAACTTTGTTCTTACTGACCCCAAGGTTTCTCCTGAAGGTTCTGCTCTAGCAGGTGCGTTTCATTTTACAGAGTCGTGGACCGGTACTCTGGATCCGCTCACCAATGACTGTGTGACCGAAGGCAAACCTCCTGTAACGAGGGTGGCTGACGGTTTCCTTAAGCGCAGCATCGGCCCGGTGCTGTTAATCGCTAAAGTGTCAAAGGGTGGGGGTGACCCCGCGTTGGTTCTAAAGGTGGATGGCGTGACCACTGCGGCTCGCAGCGATCATGACATCGATGGTGCTTGGCATCTCTACCTCTGGCATCTGCCAGTGGGTCGGCAACGACTAGAGTTCTCAAGCGCCAACACCCTACTCGGGGCCTATGTCGACGCATTTGCAACTGGAGCAGTCTTTCCAGCCTGGTAGGTTCGCTGCTGAGTTTTGACCATGCTTTGTGGTTTCTCGGTTAGCGGTCCTTTCACGGAGTCGGGGATGTGTTTACGAGTTCGCTCGTACTGCCCGCAAGAGATG